TCTAGATCCTCATCATCTGTTCTGGGATAATCTTCATCATATTCTAAATCATCTTCTCCACCTTCTTCCATCATATCTTCATCATCTTCTGGATAATCATTATTCTCTTCCATATTATCATCAGAATCTATCTCATCTTCGTCGTCCATATCATCTTCGTCGTCATCTTCGTCGTCATCTTCGTCGTCATCTTCATCGCCATCTTCTTTGTTAGCTTCGACAACTTCTAAGATGTTAGCCTTCAACTGCTCTATTTGATCTTCTGTCAAATCAGACTCTACCTGAGATATCCAATAAGCAAAAGAATCTTCATCTACCTCTTCTTCACTGTCTTCACTGTCTTCACTGTCTTCACTATCTTCCATATCTTCATCATCTTCTGGAAACTCTGAAGAATCTAAATCATCTTCATCACTATTAAACTCTATCTCATCATTTTCATCTTCATGCTCTTTTAACATTCTTTTCTTAGTTGAAACACCTTCTTCTAGTAAATCGTTGATTTCTTTTAGTAATTCATCTCTCATTTTGTTTTCTCCTATAGGTTTAGTATTTATCTGCCAATTCATTAGCAAAATCTATTAATTCATTACGTTCATACCAAGAAATATCTTTATTATCATAAAACCAATCATCTAATATATTGTGTATATCTCCAGGAGATATTTTATATTTCTCAAAGTAGTATTTTATTTGTTTGATTTTAGCATCTTGACCTGCTCTTAATATTTCTTCTCTATTATCATGAGATTCTATGATTAGGCCGCTTATCTCTTCTAAAATATCATTTTTCATCTGTTATGCCTCTCTAATACTCGATTTAATTGATGTTCCCAAACTGATTTTGATTCTACATAAGAAGATTCAAACCCAAATCCCTCACCTAATATATATGACATTAATTCTACTTTTTCTTCATTATTCATCTCCTTTATCATTATATCATAAAACTCTCCCTTGTCAAGATATTTCTGGAGAATAAATAACTTATTGAAAATGCTATGAAACCTTTCCTGAGTGGATTCTCGTAGATATGATGTAACTTGTCTTTTCATTGTCTTAATCAAAGAGCTAACTTCATCTTTATAAGAATCTGAGATATCATTATAAAACGATTTAAAATCTTTCAAGTTTGTTTTTTCTCCATTTCTTATAAATAATTGTGAACTACACATCAATGTTCTATAAGTATTTATAATACCTAATGAATTAAATTTAAAAATAATTAAAATAATGCTTGACAAATATAAGAAAGTATGATATTATAAAATATGAGTAAAATTCTAACAGAATCTTTCTATGAGAAAGTCCTAGAAGACCTTAAATTAGATAATATAGAAGAAGAAAATCTCTCTAATCAATCAAAACAACATTATTATCTTCAGATTCTTGTGGATAAAAAAAGACAATTCTATAAATTAGAATCTATAAAAACTAACATATTCAAGGAGTTATATCAGTATTATAAATTTGAATATGACTATAATCTAAAAGGTTCTGAAATAGAGATATATATTAAAGCAGACCCTAAATTTAAACGTCCTCATGACTTATCAAGAGAAGTATCATTAGAAATAGAATATTTAGAACAAGTAGTAAAATCTTTTCAAAATAGAGCTTTTGCTATCAAGAATATGATTGACATAAAAAAATTGGAGCATTAAGATTTGGTCAAAATAAAAAAATATAACTCAGCATTTATAACTATCATAGGTGATTTTGAAGAAAGAGATTTAATTTATAGTTATTATAATCTTCCTGTGGCTGGTTATTGGTTTATGCCTCTATATAAGCAAGGTAGATGGGACGGTAAAATAAGCTTATTTAACAAAATCAATAACCAGCTACCTTCTGGCTTACTCACTCATCTAATAGAATATCTAGAAAAATCTAATATAGAATATCAACTATCAGAAGAACTGATAATAGAACAAGAACCTGTAGATATTAGTGATTTTGAAGATGCTCTTAAAGAAATATCAAAGGATATAGAGAAGAGAGATTATCAAATAGAAGCTATAAAGAATGTTCTAAAATATCGTAATGGAATAGTTGAACATGCTACTGGAGCTGGGAAGACTATTATACTATATTTTTTGCTTCATTATCTAATGTTTAAAAAAGAACCATTTAAGATGCTATTTGTGGTTCCAAATATTGGATTGATATCTCAGGCTGTATCAGATCTCGAAGGATTTGGAATAAATCCTGAACTGATAGGTAAATATTATTCTAAAGTTAAAGATGAAGATAAACTAATAACCATTGGAACATGGCAAAGTTTACGAAAAAATGATAAATTATTGAAATCAGTGAACATAGTAGTAGCAGATGAAGCGCATGGCTGTAAAGCTTCAGAAGTTGCTGGTCTTCTAAAAAAATGTACTAATACTATAATGAGAATTGGTATGACAGGAACATTACCAAAAGATCTTACTGATAGGTTATCAATTTTGGGTAGTTTTGGTAGAGTCTTAGATAAAGTAACTTCTTATGAACTAATACATGAAAAGAAGCAGTTAAGTAAAGCCAGAATATTAATTGCTAATCTACACTATCCAAAAGATTTAAAAAAATACGCTAGAAAGTCTTATAAAGATGAAAGAAAAGTTATAGAAGGAAATATTAAGAGACAACAACTATTTGTTTCTATCCTCAATAAATTGAACAAAGATAATAAAAATACTCTTGTTTTATTTGATAAAATTGAATTTGGAAGAGATTATAAAGAATATTTTGAAAAGTATATAAAAGATTCAGATACTACTATATATTGGGTAGAAGGAGCAGTTAAAGGAGAAGATAGGGAAGAGATAAGACAAATTGCTAAAAATTCAAGTAATTGGATTATTTTTGCTACTTTAGGAACATTCTCTACTGGAATCAATATTCCAAATATTCATAATATAGTTTTTATATGGGTTGGTAAAAGTAATCAAAGAATTAAACAATCTATTGGCAGAGGTCTTAGATTACATGAAAGTAAAGATATGTTGACTATTGTAGATATAGCAGATGAATTAAGATATGGAAAGAAACATTTGGACGAAAGAATCCAAATTTATATGCAAGAGGGCTATCCAGTCACTATAAAAGATTTCAATAAGGAGAAAAAATGAACGCCACAACAATAGCATTTTCAAGTCATAAAGATTATATCAAAGGAGGTAAAGTAAAACTCGAAGTCTGTTCATTCGATAACGTAGGAGATGCTGTTAAAAGAATGCGACAATTTAGTTTTACTCCTGGATTATATTTGAATGGGATTAGAATATCTACTAAATTTAAAGCGGCTGCTCTTGTAGTTTTAGTTTTAGATCCTGAAGAAATATCTATAACAGAATCTATTAGAAGAATTAAAGAGAAGGGAGTTAGTACATTTATTCTGACCAATCAAGATAAGTTAAAAAACGGAAATGTAGAAGATAACTACTACGCTGTCTTTCTTCTATCTGATTTAATAACAACTTCATTAGAATATAAAGCTACTTGCCAAATGTTATCTAATGAAATTTTTGATGGAAGAGATATTAAAACTTACCATAACTCAGAGAAACTTATACCTGCTCTAGATAAAGATGGTCAAATGTTCACCTTTGACACCAACAATTATACAGATCCATGTAAACCAACTAAGTTGATTGTTAAAAAGAGAGAAGCGTTAGGTAAAAAAGAAAATCCTTCTTATTCTTTTGAAGCTATTAGCATATATAAGAAATATATTAAATCTTGTAAATTGCCTCATGTCATTGTTGATTATAGTAAGAAGAGAGGAACTTTATCAATATATAAAAATAGAAAGATGCAAAAGAGCTTAGATTCTACTGATTGTTTCATGTTTCATGATGATAATATGATTTATAATACTAAAGGAGAAAAGATTTCTTTTGTTCCATTCTCACTAAAACAAATTGCTGGAGCTCTTGAAACTTCCAGAAAAGGAATAGAGCCTCTAAGAAAATCTACATTAGAAAATATCGTTGAAAGTCTGAATATAGAGAAAGAATATAATTTAGTTATAACCAGCGAAGGTCTAGGCAAATCTTCTTTAGTTAATCATTTCAAAACTGCTTTCAATAGAAAGCGAGCCATTGTTCTATGTAAATCTTATGACCAAATTAAAGGTAAACAGAAGCTATATAATAAATTATTCCCGAATATGACTTCTGTTATAATTCCTAGCATAGATAGATTATTAAATAAATATGGTATTTCTGAAAGAATATTTGTTACAGATCCAGAAACAGGAGAAAGATATCTATCTTTCAGAGCTTCTGTAGATGCTTCATCTCTTATTCAACAAGAGAAAGTTTATATATTCGCTGAAAAAGACAAATATGATAAAATATCTGCTGGAAGTATTCATTTTGATATAATTCTTATGACTGAAGAAAAACTTAAGATGGAAGTTATAATGAAAAGAACTTTCTGTAGACCTGAAGAATTAATTATATTTGACGAATTTAATCCAGAACAGTGGTTTATGAAGAGAGTCGCTACTGAAGATGAAATAAGAATGATGCCACAAAAAATATTTTATCAAGAGACATGGACTGATTTCAATGTAGCAATGATAAGAGAAGATATAAATTGGTTAAATCTTGTTAATGGTAAGAAGATAGTATTATCAACAGAAGATAAAGCTATATTATATTTTGATAAATATTTTAAGAAAGAAACAAATCTTATAGATAGAAGAAAAATCTTCAAGACTACTAACAATGTTAAAATAAGGAGCGTTGCTCCTAAACTCATATCAACCAAAGATGATAGAAAGAAGAAGGTTAATATATCTTTCTTATCAAATGATTATCTTTGTATGGGAAATGGAATAAATTCTAAGCTAAACAATGTTAGCCTATTAGGACAGAATTTACATGGAGATATAGATAATAAGAAGATCATCCATTTCTTGACTCAACCTTGTCCTCAAGAGATAGCTCCTTTAATGGCTAATTTAGACCTTATGTCTGATGAAGCTACTATACTTAAAATGTCAGATACTGCTAATCAGATAATAGGAAGACATCAAGGATTTAGAAATCAGATAAAAATAAAGTCAATGGATATACTAATACCAAATAATTTAATATATAAGATACTTCCACATTTTAGATATGTCTCTAGGGTAAAGAAAACCTTTGATGATAAAGAAGATATGGTAGACAGAATACTTAGTACCTTAAGCTCTTTAATAGGTGGACAAAGAGTTAATTCAGAGTTATTCTTACATTCATTAAAAGATAAAGTAAGCAAAACTATCAAGTGTATAGAAACAAAAGGAACAGCTGTTATCTCTAAGATATCTAGTTTCAAGTTCTTCAAGTTCCCAAAAGAATTAATAGAGTTAGGTAATTCTATCTATCGTAATTACTTAATGGCTAATAATAAACTAAGTGCTGTCTTTAAGATTAATAATAAAATAAGCAACCCATCTTATAGAGATAATTTTAGTCAGCTCTATGATATATATAGCAATAAAATAATTCTAGCTGGACGTAGTCCAGATGTTCATTTATTCCAAGATAGCATAGATGAAATGCGAATTTAGAAGTATATATTAAGATAAACACTGTAGTAAATAGAAGTATTGAATAAGATATAGGAGAATACTAACTAAATAAAAATATATCAAGAAAATACTTGACAATAAGAATAAGATATGTTATTATATATTATTGATTAGGAAATTTATAGTTGGGTTATCAAGAATCATACTAAATTGTGGCGAGGATTTCTTACAATACAGGAGAAGATAATTTAGATACTCATATATCCATATATAGTAAAAATCTAAAATAGGAGATAATATGAATTAATTTGGCAAAATCAAAGAAACCTTATTATATACAAAATGGTGAATTTTTAAAAAATATAATAGAATATCGAGAAACAGGAAGTAAAGAGTCTTGGGAACTTATAGGTAAGACATTTATACTTCTTTCTGAGCGTCTATCCAATTCTGCTCAATTCGTAAATTATACAGAAGGATGGAAGACAGAAATGAAATCTGATGCTTGTTATTATGCTGTTAAATATTTCCATAATTATGATACTGATAGAAAGAATCCTTTTGCTTACTTTACAAGAATAATGTGGAATGCTTTCCTTCAAGTTATAAATAAAGAGAAGAAAAGAAATGGGAGAAGGATAGAGTATAGAGATAAATTATGGGACAATATAGATTATGAACATATAGAAGAGTTTAAATGAAAATACTACTAGTTGGAGATATTCATGTTGGCGTGAAGATAGATTCTACTATCTTCCTAAACACTTTTGAGAGATTCTTTTTAGATTTTCTGACTAAAATAGTCAAAGAAGAGAAAATAGACGAAATTTATATACTAGGAGATCTCTTTGATAATAGAAATAATATTAGTGTCAAAACTTCTAATTTGGTCTATGATGTTTTTAGTAAATTCTTATCTCTAATTCCTAATTTGAAGATAAATATAATTTTAGGAAATCATGACATATACTATAAGAATACTAGAAAGGTAAATTCTATAAAGAACTTAGAACTTATTGGTAATATTAGAGTAGTATCAAATTTATATAGAAGAACATTAGAAGATGGAAGGATTATTATTGAAGTTCCTTGGTTAATAAATCAAGGAGAGATAGATGAATTTTCTAGACAGAAAGGAGATATTTGTTTAGGTCACTTAGAAATAAATGGATTCGAAATGATTCCAGGATTTATAGAGAGAAAAGGAATATCTGATACATTATTAAGAAATAATTTTCTCAGAGTATTTAGCGGACATTTTCATCTCAGAAAAGAAATGAATGGAATAACTTATGTTGGAAATCCATATCCAACTAAATGGACAGATTCTGATAATACTAAAGGTGTATATATTTTAGATACCAAAAATTTAAATAGTAGATTTATAGAATTTGAAGATTCTCCTAAGTATAAGAAGATTTATCTCTCAATGATTAAGAAGAAGTTACAAAATTTAAAAGAGGAAGTTGGTGGAAATTTTGTTTCTTTAATTTTAGATGATGATATATCTCCTAAAGCTCTAGATAAATTATCAGATGTTATAGCCAGAATAAAACCTCTATCTTTTAGCATAGTGGATAAAGAGAAAGTTTTTGTAGATGATAATAGTATTGATTTAGAATGTTTAAGTCCAGTAGAATATCTAATAGAATATATTAATGCCAATATTAAAGATAATAAAACTGAAATATTAGAATTAGTCAATTCATTATATAATGAGATAAAGGAATATTAATGAATATTATTTTTAAGAAAGTAACAGTTAAGAATTTCTTTTCTTATGGGAATCCTTATAGAAAGATTAAAATACCTAATATTGTTAATGACATTAATAAGAAAAATTGTATAGTTTCGCTAGAACTTAAAATAGGTAATATAGAATATAAAATAGAAAGAGGAATATCTCCAGGATATTTAAAAATTTATAAAGGAGATATTCTAGAAGATAGTCGAAGTAGTAATAGATTAATGCAGAAAGAATTAGAAAATATAATTCCTAATGCTGTAGCTCTAAAAAATGTATGTATCTTAAGCTCTAACCAGTCTAAACCATTTCTTGATTTACCTCTTGGAGAATCAAGAGAAATAATCGAAAATATATTTGGTCTGAATGTATACTCTCAAATGTTAACAAATCTTAAAAATGAAATATTTGATACTAAAGATAAGTTAAAATCTTTAAAGAAAGATATAAATTTTTATTCTAATATTATTAAAGATTATAAAACTAATCTGGCTAAAGCTAAAAAATTACATTCTGATTTTGAAACTAATAAAGTAAAAAAATTAAAGATAATAGATACTGAAATATCTGAGATAGAAGAAGAAATTAAGAAAAATAACTTAATTATAGAAAATAAAAAAGAACTACTAAAGAATATAAAGAAGATAGAAGATAAAATATCTTCCTTGAAATTAGAAGATATGGTAGATTTATCTTCTAGACAATCCACAAGTAAGAAGAGAATGGAAGATTCAAATAAGCAATTTAATCTATTAACTTCTGAAGATGTATGTCCATTTTGTTCTAATAAATTAACTAAAAAACATAAAGATAGAGAAATAAAGAGAATAGAAAAAGAACAAGAAAAAATACAGAATGTACTCACAAATATAGTTCTAGATAGACATAAGGTAGAAGAAAAAATAAAAATTGCAGAAAATGAAAAAGAGAGGTTAGATAATGAATTAGATCTTATAGAATCTACAGAGGCTATGAATAATGATATAAAATTAAAATTAGGATTTTTAAAGGAAGATAGAACTAGAATAGAAAAAGACTCAATAACTGAACACTTATCTACTATTATTGACACTAAAAAAATAAATGAATATATATCCAAATATAGAGAATTTCTCAAAGAATTTAAAGAAGAACAATCATTAAGTCATGTCCAAGCTACTTTGAAGGATTTATTATCAGATGATGGAATCAGACAAATAATGATAAGTAAAGATTTAATCTTCTTGAATAGTAAAGTTAATGAATATTTAAGAAAATTAGGATTTCAAATAAATTTAATTTTTAATGAGAAATTTAATATAGTTATAGACAATCCACGGAAAAAGAATTATCAATATAATAACTTTTCTGAAGGCCAAAAAAAGAGGATAGATCTTGCTATCCTCATGGCTTTCTTAGATTTATCAAAACGCAAAAATAGTATTAATACTAATCTTCTTATTTTTGATGAAGTTCTAGACACCTCTTTGGATGATGAAGGAACTGCTGATTTTATGAATATGTTAAATGGTTGCATAAATGAAGGTAAGATAGAGAATGTATTTATAATAACCCATAAGCAGAATTTATCTTCTAATATGAGAGCAAAAAGAATATCAATAGGAATGGTAGGTGAATTTTCAGTTATTGAAAAAAACTAAAAGAGGAGGAAAGAAATGACAAAATGCAATTGTGTTGGAAGCATAAAGGAATTAGATGATTTTATTCCTGAAGAGTTTAGAAAATCTGGAGATAATTGGTCAGATAGAAAATCTAAGATGAAATGTTTTTCTTGTATGTGGTTTTTAGCTAAAAAAATCGAAGAAGGACAAATTATTGAAACTATTATAGGACGCTGTAGGCGCCACTCACCTACTTTATCTGGTTGGCCAGTTGTATATTCTGCTGATTGGTGTGGAGATTTCAAACTTGATGAGAATAAAATATGAAACAGATGCTCAAAGAAGAAGATAGAAAAAATGTAATGTTTTATATAGCAGATTATGGTGGAGTTGGTAGCCTAAGAACTATTTTTCCTAACTTGATGCTAAATTCTAAATATTTTGGCAAAAGAGCTTATGCTGGAACTATATCAACTAAGTTACTTGGAGAGATAGGTTTTATAAGAACATTGGATTATATTAGATTCCAAAGGCAGGTAGAAGATAGTCAATTAGAATATATAAGAATACTAAATAAGTTAAAAAATGAAGGTCAAATAAAAACTAAACTAATATATGATTTAGATGATTGGATAGTAGATCTACCTGATTTTAATTGGTGTAAATATTCTTATACTAAAGAAAAATGTCTTCCTGCACTAAAAGAATTATTAATGTATATGGATATTTTTACAGTTTCAACTACATATTTAAAAAATAAATTAAATAATATAAAACCTCCTCTTAGTAAATGTAAAATAGAAGTAGTTCCTAATTTATTACCAAAATGGTTATATGATTATGACCGCCCTTGGGTAACAAATAAAAAACCTAAGATAATTTGGGCAGGTTCTCCAACTCATTTTAGCGTAGCAGATAAAGAAAATTTAGGTGATTTGACTATAATATATGACCTAGTTAAGAATACAGAAGATGAAATAGATTGGGTTTTTATGGGAGGTTGTCCTCAAAAATTTAAGAATTTTAATATTGAAGTTCTTGGTTGGAATAGCATGTTTGATTTTCCTAGAGTTCTTAGAGAATTAGGAGCTGATTTTGGAATAGCTCCTTTGTTAAAAAATGAGTTTAATAGATGTAAATCTAATATTAAATTATTAGATTATTGGGCTTCTGGATTAATTCCTATTTGTTCTAAATTAGAACCATATAAAGAATCTCCTTTATTCTTTTCAGGTGATTGGAAAAAAGATAGAGATTTAATATTTGACATTTTTAATGATTCTAATAGATTTGATAAATTAATAGATTATGGTTATAAGAAAGTTAGTAAATATTGGTTAGAAGATAATTTAAAATATTACACTAAATTATTTAAATTAAAAGGAATATAATGCTTGACAAAAAACAGATAATATGTTATAATAAAGTATAGGAGGTTAATAGTGCCAATATATCAATATGAGTGTAATAATGGTCATATAACAGAAGATTTTGTTAGATCTTATAAACAATCTAAAACTAATATAAAATGTAATCAATGTGAGTTAATGGCTACAAGAATTATTGCTCCAACTACTTTTAAATTAAAAGGTGATTGTTGGGAATCTGATGGTTATAAAGGAAAATCTAATAGAGAGACAATATATGATGACTAAATATATTTGTAGTATTGATGGAAAAATATTCGAAGCTTTTGAAAAGCCAAATAAATGTCCATATTGTGGAAGTAATTACATAGATTTATATGTTGAGGAGAAGAAAGATATTTATCATTATAGATGTTCAAAATGTAATAAGTTCAGTAGATATTCAAAAGAAGCAAAAAAATGTTGGAGATGTGAAGGTCTTTTAGAAGAAATTAAAAATGTTGTAACTTATTGGTCAAGGACAGAAAGTATGGGAGACGGGACAGCTTGTGTTAGATATTATAAGACAGAAGAATTGGCTGAATTGTCTTATAATTTAGACGACGAGGGTTTTGCTGAAAGTTGTGTATCTCCTTTAAGTATTGCTGTTAAAAATGGAAAACCTTATCTCCTTGAAGATATTTTGGATGCAAAAGATATTTTAGAAGAGGCTGAAGATATGATAGATCTTGATAATTGTAATAATTGTGATAAAAAGACAATAGAAAGATTAAAAGAGTTAGGAGGATAAATGTTTACAATACGAAAGCTATTTAAGTTTGAAAGCGCTCATCAGTTATTTAGTTCATATACTGATTTATGTAGAGAGCAGATCCATGGACATAGTTATTTGTTAGAAGTATTTTTAAGACATACATCTTCAGTAGCAGGAGAAGAAGATGTTTTAAATTCTGATGGTATGATAGTAGATTTTGGACATATTAAAGATATTTTTAAAGGGGTTGTGGATGAAGTACTTGACCATTCTTTATTTATGCCATCTCAATTTCCTAAAGAATATTTAAATATGTTAAATAAGTATAATAAAAGATTATATATAGTAGATTGGAATCCAACAGCTGAGAATTTTGCTCAATTTTTATTTGGTATATTTGAAAGTAAATTGAATGAAATCAAATATAAATCTAAAACATTAGAACTTGCTACTGGAGATTCTAGAGAATATCAACCTTGGGAAGTTCTTAAAATGACTAAAGAGGATTATATCATTTGGTTAGAAAAACAAAAAAAGTTGGAGCTGGAATTAAGTACAGTTATTTTATCTAAAGTAAGAGTTCATGAAACAACTACAGGGTGGGCAGAATATGGAAAATAATTCAGTTTTAAATCTAGCAGAAGAACCATTTGGAAGTATACAAGGAGAAGGGCCATCAACTGGTAAACCTTCAGTTTTCATACGTTTTAGCGGTTGCAATTTTAAGTGCTCATTCTGTGATACTAAATTCTCTTGGAATACTAAATCTAAAGATAATTATTCAATAAAGATGAATGATTTAATTCAAGAATTTCTAACAGGAAAATTTGAAAAATATAGCAATATTGTTATAACAGGAGGAGAGCCTTTACTTTATCAAGAAGAAATATCTGAATTTCTTAGAGAATTGATAACTATATTAAAATTTGAGTTCAATAAAGATATAACTGTAGAGATAGAAACTAATGGGTCTATTAAGATGAAAAACGCTTTTCTATCAGAATTAATAGTTCCATTTGGATTTGATAAGAATGTTAGTTTTAATATATCTCCAAAACTTCAATTCCTGTTTGATTTCGAAAAAACACTAGAAAATTTTACAAATTGGGAAGATCCTGCTTATAGTTATATAGATTTATTTACTGCTCAGGAATTAAAATTATATAAAGATGGAACTAATTTCACTGATTTTTTCGAGAATATTAGCACTTTGAATAATCTAGATATGAGTTATAATCTGAAGTTTGTAGATTCAGATGAAGATAATAGGAAGTTTATTAAATTAGTATTAGCACTAATAGATAATTGGTATAATAAAAGACCACCTATTTATGTAATGTCAGAGTGTATAACTAGAGAAGAGCAATTAGAAAGAGCTCAATCCACAATAAATTTCTGTACTGATAATAGATTAATTTTTAGTTCAAGAACTCATATACTATTATGGAATAAGAAGAGAGGAGTCTAAAATGAATAAAATAGAAATAATAGAGTGGCCATCACTTTCTAGGTCAGGTAAGTCAGAAGATGATTTATATCCTTATTCAAATATGATAAGAAGAAAAGGCTCAATAAAAATGATACCTAATCATAATAGAAGAACTAGCGATTATGAAAAAGCAGCAATGAAGTTAAAAATAGCGAAAGCACAATCTGATATTATAAAAGCTCTTGGTTTCGACTCAGAAGATCCAAATTTAAAAGACACACCAAATAGAATAGCCAGAATGTTAGTGGATGAATTATATTGGGGCTGTTTTAATCCAGAACCAAAAATTACTACATTTCCAAATACTAAAAATGTAGACCAGATGATTATGGTAGGACCTATAAAAGTTAAGTCCAGTTGTGCTCATCATGGATTGAGTTTTATAGGAGAAGCATATATTGGAATGATACCAGATGAAAAACTTATTGGATTAAGTAAATATGCCAGAATAGTTAATTGGTATGCGAGACGTCCTCAAATACAAGAAGAATTAACAGAACAGATAGTAGAATATATTCAAAATAAAATGAATCCAAAAGGATGTGGAGTTTATATAACTTCTAAGCATTTATGTATGGCTTGTCGGGGAGTTGAAGAAGAAAATAGTTTTATGGATACTGTTGGGTTGAGGGGAATATTTTTAGATGAGGCTAGCACTAAACAGGAGTTTTTTAAACTTGTAGATATGAAGATAAGAAGATAATGGAGTTTATTTTAGGATTAATAGTAGGTTCAGGCATAACTTTTATTTTATCTTCATTGTGGATAATTAAGGTATATAAAGAAGGAATAGTATTAGGTGAGATTTCTAAAGATCTGGATATCTTATATAAAATAATGAAGAATATTTAAAAATACACAAATAGAAAGAATGGATAATAAATGGCAGAAATAGCAGATATTGAAATAATGAAAATCAAATGTAGTAGTTGTGGGAGAATTTTATTATCTTCAAATATGAAAAGTAATATTATAAGATGCGGATGTGATAATGATGCTACAATTTTATTAAAATCTTCGAATTTAGAATATATAATATTAGGAGTAGATTTGGATAAAATAGAATTTTTTAATCCAACTTTATGCAAATATGAGAAAGTAGGAGAAGAGAGAAAATTAAACAATCTTTCCTTGACATCCAAATGATTTTATGTTATGATAAAATAGAAGTAACATTTTGATAACCTTTAACTTTTAACCTTTAATCAAGGAGAAGTAAAATGAGTAAAGAAATAGTTAGTAAATATGTAAGCGTAGAAACTTATAAAGATGATAATCTAACTATTGTAAAGAAAGATAATAAACTTCGCTACACTTTCAAGAATTTTGATAATATTCCAAAATCAAGAAGAATAGGAACTTTCCTTAAATATTTTGGTTCGGAAATAGAATTTATGCCAAAATCTGCTATATTGGATCTTCTCGATATGGCATTTGAATTGGTCAAAGGTGGAAAGACCACAAGGGATTTGAAGTATTTTTATAGGATAAAAGATTATTCAAGAAAAGATATAATTAATTCTTTTTGGAATATAATACTAGCAGAAGAAGGTCTTGGGTTTATAAGATGAAAAAAACTTTAATATGCACTGTGGGTCTGCCCAGGTCAGGAAAATCAACTTGGGCAGAGAAACAAAATATCCCTATTGTTAGCGGTGATTCTATTAGATTAGCACTTCATGGTGTAGATTATCTTGAAGAAGCAGAACCTATGGTTTGGACTATAGCTAAGATAATGATTAAAGCTCTTTTTCATTCTAACCATGAAAAAGTTATTTTAGATAACACTTCTATTTCTAGTAGGAGAAGAGATGAATGGATGCATTTTGCTGATAAAAATGGTTATGTTATAGAATGGAAATATATACTAACTAAACCAGATATGTGTGTTATTAGAGCTTTAGATAATGACCAACCTCATATGGTGAAAGTTATTATTCGAATGTTAAACGAGTCAGATATTTTTGGTTCGGATGAAGATAAAGAGATAATGGTTAAAAGGTGTGAAGAAATTTATGAAATATATAAAGAAGTTAAAAAACCTAAATTAACAATAGTTAAATAAGAGGTTATCATGTGCTATATAGCAGGATTTGTAAATTTTAATAGTAATTATAATCCTTCTGAAGAAATAAAGAAGAATTTAGATTCTACTGCAAGAAAAAGAGGAATTGATGGAGCTGGTCTCCTTTTAAAAGGTCATAATTATCAATTATTTTTGGATAAAGATTATGATTCTAAAAATTTATGTAGAAAAATTTTACCAATTTATTCTAGTTTAGAAAATTTTAAACTCGGAATGTTCCATTATAGAGCTGAACCATCTTCTAATTCTGATTATATAGAAGATAAAAATATTGAAGATATAGATACAATTCTTCAACCTTTTATTTCTAAAAAAACTATCATTACTCATAATGGAACTATTGCTAATGATAGATATTTTTCACATTTTCATGATGGAAAAGAATATAAGATAGATAGTAGTATTTTTTTAAATTTTGATAACATAGACGAATTATATAAAATTCTACGAGAGAATAAAATTAAAGGTTCTTTTTCATGTGCTCAATATTTTATAGAAGAAGAAGTATTAGCATTATATAGAAATTATCTTCCTCTATCTATAGGAGTTGATTATAAAAATAAAGTTATTTGGTGGGACTCTGATGGAGAATTTATTAGTAGTATAAGTAAAGATATTGTTATTATTAATGTTCTTCCATATTCTCTTTTTAAAATAGATTTGAGAGATTCATTTGAGGATAACGCTTGTAAAATAGAACAGAAAGTACCTGATTTATTATTTACTAATAAAGATAATTTTCAAAAAAATTTAATTATTTGCTCAGGAGGTCTAGATTCGGGTGTTGTAACTTCTTATGTTGCTAATTCTTCTTGTAAGATAAGCAAGACAACCTTACTTTATTTTAAGTCAGGATTTAGAGCTGAGAGAAAGGAATTAGAAGCAGTTAATAATTTAGCAAAATATTATAATTTTGATGTAAAAATAATAGATGTATCTGAATTATTTACTAAATATCTATCATCTTCTCTATCCAGTGAAAGTAAAGAAGAGATTAGTGAGGGAGATAGAGGAATAGAATATTCTAGGGAATGGGTACCAGCAAGGAATTTAATATTCTCAGCTATTGCAGTAGGTTTTGCAGAAAAAAATAAATATACACATATATATCTAGGTACTAATATGGAGGAAGCTTCTGCTTGTCCTGATAATTCTCTGGATTTTATTAAAAAACTAAATGATTTAATTCCTTTTTCAGTTCAAAATGGAGTTAATATAAAAGTAGAAGCTCCATTAATTAATTTAATGAAAACAGGTCTAGTAGAATTAGGAGTTCAACTAAATACTCCTTTTGAATTGACATATTCTTGTTATAAAGGAGAAGATGAACCATGTGGAGTGTGTAGTCCTTGCATTCTAAGAAATAGGGCTATGAAATCTATAATTAAGGAGATTAAATGAGTAAAGCGTTAGTTGTTTTATCAGGAGGACAAGATTCAACTACTTGTCTATTTTTAGCTAAAAATAAACATGATGAAGTTCATACTATATCTTTTTCATATGGACAAAAGCATAAAATTGAATTAGAATCTGCAAAAATAGTATCCACTCTCGCTTATATAAAAGATGAAAATAAGCATGTAGTAGAAATACCTGAAAACCTCTTTCCTTCTTCTGCTTTAACAGATAAAGAGAAAGAGATAAAATCATTTAATAGTAAAGAAATTTGTGGAGATGAAATTCAAACTACTTTTGTTCCTGGTAGAAATTTATTTTTCTTAAATGTAGCCGCTATGAAAGCGTATGAAATAGGAGCAGAAACAATATATACTGGAGTATGTCAAGAAGAAAGTGGAGGATATCCTGATTGCACGTCAGAATTTATAAATTCTTGTCAGATAACAATTAATGAAGCATTTTTTGGTAAAAATAATAAAAAAAGAATTAAGATAGAAACTCCTTTGATAAATCTAACTAAGAAAGAAATAGTAGAATTAGCATATTCAATGCCAGAATGTTGGGATGCTATGAAATATACACTTACATGCTATAGAGGAGAGTGGCCAAAACCTTGTGGAACTTGTCATTCTTGTTTATTAAGAGCTAAGGGATTTGATGAAGCGGGTTTGTTAGATCCACTATTAGAGGAGGATGAAAAATGAGTAGTAAAGCAAAAACATGCTATAAGCTTTTTCCTTCAATGGAAAAAGCATTTAATTATACTGCTCTTATATCCAAAGAAGATATGAAAGTAGTAGTTGATGGTAAAGAATGTAAATTAAATAATCATATAGATAAAAATAAGATAATTATATCCGATAATTATTTTCGTGATTATTCTTGTATGGATTATCCTGGTTGTGTAATTTGCTGTAATAAAGTAGGTTTTTGGAGTATTTTTACAGAAAAACAATATAGAGACTTGAAAAAAGATAATAAAGATGATATAATAGATTTATCAGGAGAGAAAAAAGAAATTCTTGTTAATGGAAATAAGATAGTAGTTTATGTAGAAGAACATATGCAAAGAGATTGTCCACATCTTAGAGAAAATGGATGTGATATTCATTTTAATAATCCCATTCATTGTATGTTGCCTCTTATTAAATTCAAGAATTTAAAAACTAAAACAGGAAATAAATTACATATTACTAAAGAAGTTTTTGGGAGAAATTGGCAGTTTGGTTGTCCAGTAACTCTAAAAGAATTTCATTTTGTGTCGTTTGAAAAATTCGAAGAAAGATGTATTTATCCCATGCTTAAATTAAAAGAATTTTCAGAACAACTTAAAGTAGATACAAATATTGATTATATTATAAGTATGATTAGAAAGAGATATAAAGAATTAACTACACAAGGTAACTTAAATAACATATACTAAAGAGGAGGAGATAAATGAGTAATAGAGGAAAGGAAGAATTTGGAACAGTTAGTCAATTAGGTTCAGGAAGTACAGAATATAAAGACACTTATAACCCAGATGTACTGGAGCATTTTGTTAATAAGCATCCAAAAACTATTCAGATGATTACTTTTAATTGTCCAGAATTTACTTCACTTTGTCCTAAAACGAAGCAACCAGATTTTGCTACTATATACATAAATTATATACCTAAGAATAAAATGGTGGAGAGTAAATCTTTAAAATTATATCTTTTTAGTTTTAGAAATCATGGAAGTTTTCATGAGGATTGTGTTTCTATCATTCTTGAAGATTTAGTTAAATTACTAGATCCTTTTTATATAGAAGTAATAGGAAAATTCATGCCTAGAGGTGGAATTTCAATAGATCCATTTTCTCAGTATTATGATAATAGTTCTGAAGCAGAAGATTTAGTAGATTTTAATATATCAAGTTTTGCATATGAAAGATTAGTTAATAGAAATACTCCAGTAGAAGAGGTAAATAATAGATAATATGTCATATTGGAATACTCATAAAAATAATTCTACTATATATTTTCCTGCTATATCAGTAGGTAGTTTTGTTTCAGTGATTAGAAAAAATGCTAAACATTTCTGGAAACCTGATATGACATATAGGTACTATAAAGAAGATAAAAATAATCCTTTTTATTTTCCATATATGTTAGTTTCGGGAGCTCATAACTATAAAGAGAAAGAATATAGGGAATTAATAGATTTTCCTAGGTCAGATGATGGTTTATTTTTCGGAGACAGTGGAGGTTATCAGATATTAACAGGGAAGGTTTCTAAAGATTATAGTGTAAAAAAAGCATTTGATTGGTTAGAAAATAATTGTGATATTTTCCCTTTACTTGATAGACCATTTCCTAAGAATTTTGTAGCTATGACTAAAGAAGAGTTTACTACTTCTTTAGAATTCACTAGAAAAAATGCTAAATATTATTTAGATAACAGGACAAATTCAGACACTACTATTCTGAATGTTATACAAGGTAGAGATCTATATGAAATAGATGCTTGGTATCAAGGAATGAAAGAATTTAAGTTTGAAGGTTGGGCATTTGGAGGATACAACCTAACTCAGATATTAACTTGTTTTTTCTATCTTTTTGAAAAAAATGAAATGGATGATTGTAAATTATTTCATATATTTATGATGACTAAAATGAAGTATATTCCGTATTTTACATATTTACAGAATTTACTACATAAAGATGGATATTCTACTTTCATATCTTATGATTCTTCTTATCAGATAATACAGACAGCTTTTGGTAGAATGGCACTTTACCCAACATTAACTGGTCAGAAATGGATTACTTTTTCAAATAAATATGATTATTCAAAGTTAACAGATGAAAATAAGGTACCATGCACCTGTCCTTATTGTAAAGATGTTCCTCTTAGAGAATTGGTTCATTTTACAAGTGATAGATTCTATTCAGTGGCGGTGGCTCATAATATACTAAAATTTGTAGATTTTAAAGAAATGATAGAGAATATTATTCATGTAGATATTCCTGAAATATTGGTAGAGATTTTTTCTGCCAATGATTTAAAGATCTTCAAGATTATTGATAATGCTTGGAAAGGTAGATATAAGAAAGGAAATTATAAGAAAGTATATGAAGAACTTCGACCATTAGTTGCTAATGAATTGAAGAAAGAAGGTTTAAAACATACATCAGATAAATTTAAAGGTTTATTCTAGAGGAGAATTAATGTTTTCAAGTATATATTATGATAGAAAAAAGAATGAAATGCACCTTTGGGAATATAACGAAGAAGGAAAGAAGTTCCATTATTTAGAACCATATACTTCTTATTGTTATATTTATGATAAAAATGGTGACTATAAAGATCTTTATGGTAAATCATGTAAAAGAAAAGAATTTAAAAATTGG